TACAGCTTGCGCTTGTCCGTTCTCTTGCGCTTTTTTAGCTGTCTCTTTAACTATTACTTCAATGCGTTTGACTTCTTTGGTTGTAGTTTCAGCATTTGCTTGTGCCGCGCCATAAGATATAGCACCAACAAACAAACTGACTACTAGTGGGATAGCCCAAGTAGGGATTACTACGCCTTTATCACTCATTTTTTATTCCTCTTCTTTCTTACAAACGTTTTTACATTAGTTGGTTTTCCTCCTGAGTTTGCCGCTGATCTTTTCCTAGTCACAGCGCTTTTTCGTTGTGCCGCAGTCATTTTGTTGGCTGTAGCTCGTGGTACACACTTTGGGTATTTTCTCTTACTGTCTCCTTTTGCAGACTTTCTTCCACAGGCTTGATGCTTGCCTTTTTTCTTTGGCGCACCAATGTCTACCCAATCTCCTTTTTTACCTTTGCCAAACCATGCGGCTAGTCCACCTTTCGGCTTAGCCATTTCTGTAGCCTCCTCCACGTTTTTTGTAAGTTTTTACTAGCCAACCATTCGCATAGGCTGACGGATAGACTTTAAACTTACTCTTCGCTTCCGCTTTGACACGGGCATACAGTTTTGGGTTTGTTGGTTTAGGGGATTTACCTGCCATTTTTTAACATCTCCAGCGTCGTCGTGCTTGTCTTAACCGTGAATTAGGATCTTTCGCGGCCTTGGGGAACTTCTTCATTTGTCCGGCGGACCTAGCGCAGAATGACTTTCGTCGTTTCGCATCTTTACTTCCAGCTTTTACATTCTTGCGCGTAACTGCTGTTTTTAATTTACTGCCAGGGTTTTGCCTACGATATTTAGCAACTCCTTTAGCGGTCATACCCGCGCCAGACTTAGTAGGGCGCTTATCCCCACTTTTCTGAGAAAATCCTTTCATACTGGGTTTTTTCTTTTTTCTTACGGGCATTACTCACCTCATTTATACAATGTCACCGCGAAGGCGTTTTAATGTAGCTTCTGGTAAAGCGTTAAATTCATCCTCTGTCATTGTTGATAGATCAATTCCTTTACTATCACCGCGCGATGCGCTTTCTCCTGGGAGTTCTGGAGGCTGTGCGTCTGCGGCCTTTAGTTTCTTACTAACTTCAGCGCGTTTTCTAGATATTTCATCTACTGATTTAGCTTTTGCTGTAAGTGCTGAACCTTCGTCGACGGGTTTATCTAGAGCGTTGTCTTTCACCACAAAATTTACAGCTTTTGCTAGTGCATCTACTGGTTGATACCCTTTAACCATAAAAGCATCGCGTAATTCGACGACTTCATTAGTCAGATCTTCGTTAAAAGATTCGGAGTTACGGTTAAACTCTGGATAAGCTTCTTCCATCGCAGTAGCCGCTTGCTGTAGCGCAGTCATTTGTCGGTCTTGCTGAACAGTTTGCGACATTTCTTGGCGCATTTCGTACTCCAACTGTTCTCTTTCTGCTTTTCTAATTTCTCTTCTAAGCGCAACCGCTTTTTCTGATTCACCATCCAAGACCATGTTTTGGTATTCAATTTCTTTTGAATCGAAATCGTACGCATCGGGCGCTTCTTCCGCTTTTTCATTGGCTGCGTTGATTTCATCTAACTGCTTCTGTAATGCTTTTTGTTTTGCTAAAACTTCATCAAGTCTTGCTTTGGGTACCATTGGGCTTTTCTTAGGTTTTTCGCTTTCTATCTCAGCTTCAACAACTTCTTCCTCTTCTGCTTCAACTTCGACGACTTCATCCTCTTCAACCTCTTCTTCAACTGTCTCTTCTTCGGTACTTTGTTCATCTTCAGAAACAGTTTCATCCGGTTCTTCGGCTTCAGTTTCAGCTACAACTTCTTCTACTACATCAAAGCTAAGATCCAATGGTTCGCTTTCTTCTTCTGGCCGATCTGCTCCAGGCATTACATCGAATAGTTCGGTTTGTTCAGGTGTTTCCGTTTCTTTCTTACTCATCTAAGGACTCCTTGCCTCTACTTGAGGGCTGGTTACTGGTTTTTGAATGTTGCAATGCGGCAGTAGCAAGCTTAGCTGCGGCAGTAGTTTGGGACTGTGTTGCTCGGTTAGCGTTGGTCTCGGAAGATAGCTCGCGTCGCAGATCTAACTGCTCACGGTTCATATCTAGTTTGGCTTGTATCTCTGCCATACGAAGTTGCGGATCAACTTCAGTAACGTCTTGTACTTTGGCAATATTAAGAGCGGCTTCTGACTGTAGCTTTCTACCTTCTGCTTCAAGCTTAGTAATTTCAAGCTGTAGTTGTTGCATCTGGATTTGCTGTTGCGCGGCCAAAGCTTCTGCCTGTTCAGGAGTTGGGGGCTCTTGACCTGTTGCAACACGTATGCGTTTAGCAAGCTCGCCTTTCTTAGCAAGATGACTGTACTCAATAATCGCATCGTCTGGCACTGCCACACCTGCTTGTCGAAGGTTAATAGCTTCAGCAAACTGTACTTCGTCAAAGCTGTCTCTTGCGGGAGCAGTTGCAACTATTACATCGTATTCACCGATCATAAGATTATTTATAATCTCACCTTCAGGTGTCTGCTGATTAACAATCATGTCTTCACGAGGTTTAAGGGGGTCTTGCTCATTTGTTACTTTGATTACACGTTCCTCTGTATAGAACGTTTGAACAAGATTAAGAACCTTCTCAGCTAAGTACTGCCGTGTTTTTCTTAAGTTATCCAATGGCACCTGAATCATAATAGCGCCACGGTTCTGTTTGGCTTGGATAGCGACGCCTGATACTTCTGCACCATCAGTACCTAACATAGAATCATTTATGCCAGATATAGTTTTTATGTTTACTGCGGCTTTCTGAGCAATCCGATCTAGTCCAGTTGGGATTTGGTTAGCTTGTATTTTCTGTGGTGCGTTAGTCCCACGCGCATACTCAAGTATTAGTCCCGTTTCTGCGCCATGCTCTTCAAGATCATCAGCTGTCATACCCACAAGAGAACCTGACTCAACCATCCAACCTGAATTAGCCGTTGTGTTAACAATATGAAGTTCTTGAGAGGCTATTTTGTTTAGCTGTTCTTGTGGAGATAGAAGATTTCGAATAATTCCGAAGGGTCTACCACGTCGGAAGTAACAGAAGAAAGGAACGATAGTAAAATCGTTGTACGGAGACCAATCATCGTGAAGTACAACCTGATCGCAGGTTACAGTCCAGCGTACTTTCTTTATTACCTTACTTACGATAGATAAACCGTACTCTTTTGCAAACTTGTTCATCTTTGCAGTGGACCAAGCATCAGGTGATTGTCGTTGATCTCCAGTAATGGGGTCGACAAAAAAAGACGCGCGGTTCAGCTTCTTATGTTGGCGCTCGACGACGCGCAACGTTTTTACCGTTCGGTATTCTTCGTTGTCACCCATGCCTGCGCCAAAGTAATCGTCAGCATTTTCGGTGTCTCCGTACCGACTCTCTTGGTATTCAACTGAATCAGGGCCAAACGTCATACCGTTCTCTGCCACAAATAGCAATCGGTCGGCTTTGGTTTTTCCGTACAGTTCCTCTATCTCATCAAGAGTCATCCACTTAGTTTCGAATACTTCGTTCCAAGTTTTAGGGTCTGAGTCTTTTGCATCAGGATCTATTAGGATATCCAGAGGATCTTTGGAAGTAATTCGTATTTCGCCTTCCACATGGTCGGAAAAATCCATGCGTACATCAAAGAACCCACGGCCATCCATAATTAAACCGTCAGCAAATACTTGTTGTTCAACCCAATCAAGCTTATTGCTATCAGCAATCTGCATATATAATTTTGTTAACGTATCAGCAACATCCTCATTAGCGTTTCGACGAGGTTTAAACTGGATATCGGCGCGGCGTTGAGACTGTTCCCCTAAGATAGTATTTACCGTTGGAAGGATTGTATTAATAGTGAGGGCAGGGCGGCCTTCGTTCTCTAGAGCGGAAACATCTTCGGCATCCCACTGGTCTCCTTGGTAATACTCATCACAGGTTTTTGCCATCTGTACGTATTCAAGGTGCCCGTTATCGCGCGCACGTTCGTAACGTTCCCACTGTGTCCGAGTAATCTCTTCCTCTTTAGCTGGGGATATTTTTGTCTGTTTAGCCATCGTTATGCGCTCATTGCTGATTTAGTTCGTTCGCCTTTTAGCAAAGAAGGTAGACGGTCACGCCAAGAAGGGATGTGTTCGACTTTTTCAATAAACGTACTAAATTCAGCCATCATCAAACCTATCCAAGCTAATGCGTCGACCTGATCGTCGTGGACTCCGTTTGGAAATCTCAACAACTCTGCAACTAAAGGTCCTGTAAAGTTTTCATCTTTGGGCAAAAACACCATGCCCTGTTGCATCCGGCCTTGGATGGCTCTCGCTCTGGCTTCTTTGTCTCTCCTACCAGTTTTTAAATCTTTAAAGTACGCTTCATACAACCCGCGTTCACGTACTCGCTTTTCGAGAAACGGACCAAGGGCCATCTCAATGTGGCCTTTCTCAATCCCTATGATTGAAGGTTTCCAAAGTTCATATAGATCAAGTATCTGTTCTACTAACTCAAAACCATCAAACCTGCCGCGAACTATATCCACGACAAACATCTCGTCGTACTCATCTACACCAACAACTATGCCTACCGTATAGTCGTTTCGATCGTTCTTACCGATCGCCAAATCCCACGCGCAATAGAACTTCATGCGGTCGTGGTCAATATCTTCGCGGTCGTAGTACTGAATCATGTCCCGCGTAAAGTAATCACCATCATCAGCAACCGGATTCTGCTGATATAACGCTGACCAATCTCTTGGTCCTACTGCCTTCTCGATTCTTGTGAGGGCGTCTTCATCGTATCGTTCTCTGTGTAGCGCTTCTCCGGCCTTTCGATACTGTTCATCCACTTCGGCACGAGCGGGGTAATTGACAACTTCCCACTGCTCCCCATTATCGGCTGCTGCTTTAAGCAACCGTCCAGCCAAATCGTCATCATGCCAGCGAGTAAGAATAACGAGTACACCGCCACCTGGCGCAAGCCTCGTATAAGCTGTTGATGTATACCAATCCCATGTGCTCTCTCTAGCATTGCTTGACTCCGCATCGTCTCTGTTTTTTACCGGATCATCGATAACAAGTATGTGAGCGCCTTTACCAGTGATACCACCGCCGACACCAGCAGCGACAAAACCACCGCCACTAGTTGTGAGCCAAGCTTCAGCAGACTGCGACTGCGGGTCAAGACGGGTTCTAAATGCAGATTTGAAACCGTCTTCACGCAAGAGGCCACGAACTTTTCGGCTAAACGCCATCGCAAGCGAACCCGAATACGAGCAACTAATAAACTCGTGTTGCGGGTTTCTACCCAAATGCCAAGCTGGGAACGCCACTGACGCAAGCGTACTTTTACCGTGTCTGGGTGGCATAAAGAGCATAAGTCTTGGAGACTTTTTTTCAGCAACATCTTTTGAAAACTCCTCTAATCGTTGGCATATATCTTTGTGTACCCAACCTGCCTGATAATCTGGATTAAACCGTTCTACAAACGGTAGTAACCTTTTTCTAGTTAGAAATCTGAGTGCTAGTTCTGCTCGCGCTTTGTCTTCTAACGTTTGTACTGCGGGCTCTTCCTTTTCAGTTGTTGTCGGAGCCGGTGTTTGTTCCGCTATATCTGCTTTACAGTAAACACAGAGTCGATCGTCCCCCGCATATAACGTTTCGGGGTGGAACGCTTTACAGCGAACACATTCAATCTTCGTAACTTCTGTCATTTACGCGTAGGGTTGATATCGTTTCTTTTTTGGCTTAGCTTTCTTTGCTGCTTGTTTCTTTAACGCCCTCTTTGCTTCTTCAGCGCGCTTATTGGACATTGGTGCACTGATCGCAGGGCGTGGGTTTTTCTTAGTAGGGGTCTTAGCCATAATTAATCGCTCTTGGGTTCTAAATAGTTGATGTCTTTGCCCGCAATCTTGAGAAGATCCTCATCGGTCATGCGTTCAAGCTGTTTTGTACCGTTGATATTGATATTTACTTGCGTAGCGTTATCTGGAGCGGCCAAACCGTGCAGTTTGACAAGGGAATCGGTGGTAGTTTTCATCTCAGTTGCGTTTGCAGAGGAGTTATAGGCTTCCATATACATCATGTGCGCGTTTTGAGTGGTAAATTTCACCGTTTCACGCATTTCTTCGCGGTAATATTCGATAGCTTGCTGTACAGAAGGGGCTTTATGGGCCTCGTATGCCGAACTACGGCTCGCGTACCCCGCTCCACGTCCAGCTGCGGCGATTGTCATGCCTGATACGATGAGTTGGATGAACTTTTCTTGTTGCATGGTCAACGAACCACGGCTCAATCCCATATATGGAAGATGGGATTGGAACTCTGCGTGAGCACTGACTAAATCAGTGGACTGTTCGTTCGTCTTCTGTGCTAAATCCATACGAGTCTTGGTCGTTGTCAACGTATATAAAGACAGGCGCACCAACAAAC